GGACAGAGCGTTCTCGCGTCTGATTTGAAGTTGCTCGCCAGTAATGTGTCGTCTGAGCCGAAAGCGAACTGGAAAGTCGGCGTAAATGGTAAGACTTGGCGCGTAATGCAAGTCTCCCCAATCAACCCGGCAGGAACTAACGTCATGTATATATGCCAGATTAGAATATGAGCGCAGCAGAGAAGGATATTAATACAGCTCTCTCGGTACGTTTGGCAGAATTCCAGACAGATGGAGAGCCGCCTATCGCTTATGAGAACGCGGAATATACTGCAGTTGCTGGGGTACTGTATCTGCTAGAGACTTTCATTCCGAACATCAAAGATCAGCTCGGACTCGGCCATTCAAGCGCCGATGATTATGAAGGCTTGTACCAGATAACGGTAAATGACTCACGAAGCAATAGAAGATTCACAGCGCAGGAACAGGCGCGATTACTTATACTGCACTTTCCGCGTGGCGCTGAATATACTTTTAACGGCGTTAAAGTTAAAATCACCAGCGCAAGAGTCTCGCAGGGTATAACCGGGGAAGGCTGGTACTCAGTCCCGGTGACTATCGAGTGGCGGGCAATAGTATGACTTGGGAATCTGACTGGAAAAAAATAGAGTCTAAAATCGACCGAACTTTCGACCAGGGAATTCGGGCGACTATTCTTGAATTAAGCACGGCAATAATTAAAGACACTCCGGCAAAAACCGGACGTGCTAGAGGCAACTGGCAAGCATCCATCGGTCGCGGGGCGACTGGGGAGGTTTCCGTGGAAAGCAAGAGAACTGGCGAAGCCAAAGCAATTTTAAGTGTCAACCAAAAGGCAAGCGTGGCGGTCGGTGATCTTTATTATTTAACAAATAATGTTCCGTATATTGAACGTCTGGAGTATGGCTGGTCAAAGCAAGCTCCAGGAGGGATGGTTCGGAAGAATTTGCAGAATTTTAACCGTTTGCTGGCTAAAAATATCAAAGCAGCAAGCAAATAAAGAGGATTTAAAATGGCTATTCAAACTTCAGCAGGAACTACTCTGGCAATCGTGTCAGGACTTCCCGCCACATACGATCAATCAGGATTCGAGGCTCTCACATTCGCTACAGTTGGCGAGATTACTGAGATTCCAGCATTCGGCTCGGTTTATAACTTAATCACTCACTCGCCTCTCGGTGAGCGCAGAGTGGTCAAGCGAAAAGGTTCTATTAACGACGGAACTCTCACTCTCTCATTCGCTGCCGACGCTGCGGATGCTGGTCAAATCGCTGCGAAAGCGGCTGCTGCGACTGATACAGAGGTTTCTGTAAGAATCACATATCCAGACGGTGAGGACGATTATTTCACTGGTCTGGTAATGAGCTATCAAGTAAACGCCGGCGGCGTGGACAGCATCAAGTCAGATAATATTGTGGTAGAACTGACAAATGCACCAGTAAACGTGGCGGCATAGTAAAACACACATTCGGGGCGTGAATTATGGATTTAGCAAGCATTGACTTACAGGCAGCAGCGGAAGAGGGGGTCGAAGTAAGACTCCAGCATCCGGCCAGTGGTGAATATCTAGTAGACGATGAGGGCGAGCATTTAGTGATTACAGTTCTCGGCAAAGATTCGCAGACGTGGCAGAATGCCGCAAAGCGAGTTAATACCCGGAACGCCAATCGCTACAAGGATCGAAAGATTCCGAATGCCGCTCTCGAAGCAGCTCTCTATGAGATATTAGCTGAAAGCACTATCAAGTGGAGCAAGAATATCGAGTTCGACGGCGCGGCACTAAAGTGCAACAAAGAGAACGCGAATATGCTCTATGAGAAACGCAACTGGATAGCCGAGCAGTTAATGGAATCGGCAGGAGATCGAGCTAGTTATTTTTTGAAATAACGGGGCTGTTGGAGAAATACGTCCAGCAGTGGGCTTGGCTCTCGACCCGGGCTAAAGACAAAGAACGATCACGCATCGAAATGATCGACAGTAACGAAATAGCCGGACGGTTCCCAGATGTGGAGCCGTTCGGCTATATCATAGAAATACTCAGCAGAATTGGAGTCGCATTAAATAGCGGCAGCGGGGTTCATGGCCTGACTTGGCAAGAGATTGATTCTTTTGTGGCGAGAACGCATTTGCATCTCACCGGATGGGAAGCTGAAACAATAAAGCGACTATCTGCTCTCTACGCCAGCAGCGTGCTAAAATACGATAACCAGGACGTTAAATCGCCCTACCGTACCGAAGAAGAAAACAAAGACATCGCCGAAGGCATGAAGTCGGTTCTTCGAGGCATCGTACCAAAGGACAAGCATGGATTTAGCAACGATACAGATCAAAGTCGATACCCGGCAAGTCAAGGCGGCTAATCAAGATATAAAGCAGCTCGGCACTACTGGGAAAGCGACGGGCAGGAAGGTCAATGCCGCCAACGACGATATGGCGAAAAGTGCGAGGAGCACTACTTCGGCGTTCAAGCTGTTGGGTGGTGCTATGGCTGCGCTCGGCGTCGGCGCGCTGGTGAGCAATTTTGCTCGGACGGTTACAGCGTCGGAGAGACTTAAAGGCTCGCTGGTAACAATGACAGGGAGCACCGAAGATGCGGCTTTCGCGTTTTCAGAACTCGAAAGATTTGCCTCTCAAACTCCATTCACTCTTGATCAGTCGGTCGAGGGATTTATTAAGCTTAAAGCACTGGGATTAGACCCGTCAGAACGTGCTCTGAGGTCGTATGGCAACACGTCAGCTGCAATGGGCAAAGACATGATGCAAATGATCGAAGCGGTCGCTGACGCCTCTACGGGCGAATTTGAGCGTCTAAAAGAGTTCGGCATCAAAGCGTCAAAACAAGGCGATCAAGTGTCTCTGACGTTTCAGGGGCTTACGAGAACGATAGGTAATTCATCCGCAGAAATACAGGAATATTTGCTTGAAATTGGCGAAACTCAATTCGGATCAGCAATGGAAGATCAGATGAAGGCGCTCCCGGGGCTGCTCTCGAATCTATCCGATAACGTCTCGGCGCTATTCCGAAAGATCGGCGACGTTGGCGGTATCAATCTATTCGCCGGGGCGATAACTACGGCCAGCGCGATAGTAGTGGGAATCACAAATAATATCGATCTACTCGGCACTGGTCTCGCGGCCGCGCTTGCTGGATTCGCTGCATTTACGATTGGGTCTCAAGCATCTGGGATATTGGCTGGTCTTAAAAACGCAAAGACAGGAATCACAGCGGTAAAAACAGCAGTTCTCGCTATGAATACAGCGATCAGTAGAAATCCGATCGGGTTTGTTGCGTCTGCTATAGCTGTCGCAGGTACGGCGATAATAATGAACTTCGATAAAATAAAGGGCGCAGCAGAAAGATCGGCGATAAATATCCAGATCGGCTTTAATAATCTGAATATATTCCTTTTAGAAGCAGTGGGTGGTGCTCTCAGTAAATTGTCTGGGATGTTCACTTATATGCAGAACGTCGCAGTCGCCACCATGACCGCAGTCTCGGCAGCAGTGAAGAACCCGACGAATGCTTTCGAGGTTTTTAATGAAACATTCGACGAGACTCTCGCTGGTCTGGAAGAAGGGAGTACGACAACTAATATCTATGCAGATTCCATTGAGGCGAGCAGAGAACGAGTAACAGAGCTGAATGAAAGGCTCGACGTGATGAACGCCGAAGTAATCTCAGCAGATAGCAACTATCAAGATGCAGGACGATCTCTTTCTGACTACGCGACAGAAATAGACGAGTCAGCAGTCGCAGCGAATGAGCTGGCGGCACAGACAGAAGCCGCACGAGTTAATACGGAAGAGCTGCTCGGCGAAATCAGCAACGAAACCGAAGCTCTCTATATGAGTAATCTTGAAATCGCTATTCGAAACAATCTTCAAAGGGCAGGAGTCGATGCTACGTCGGAACTTGGCGAGCAGATAATCGCGGCAACTACTCAACTTCATGCTGAAAAAGATGCGCTAGACGCGGCGTCTGAGGCTGCGAAAGAGCTAGAGAGGCAGCACGACGCATCTCAGAAGGCCATCGAAAAAGAGGCTGAAAGAGTAGCTGAAGAGGCAGAGAAAGCATACGAGCAAATGAAAGAGAATATCTCTGGTTTTTTTGTGAACTTGTTCGAGAACGGACGCGACGCTTTTGATGATCTCGGCGAGACTTTTAAGAATATGATTCTGAAAATGATCGCAGATTGGGCGGCTTCCAATATAGCCCAATTAATAACCGGCACATTCAACGGAGTCGGCACATCGATTAGCTCGATGTTTAGCGGCATAATTTCATCTGTCGGAACGTCGATATCCGGGCTGGCAACAAGTGCCGCGTCTGTTCTGTCGAGTCTGGCGGGCGGTGGTAGCGCTGCTGCGGCTCAAACAGCGATAGCGGCAGGAACCGGCACAACAGTGGCTGCTGGAGGTACAGCGGCTGCTGGCGGTGTTTCTTTGGGCGGTATAGCTGGCGGTATAGCTACTAGTGCAGGTCAATTCCTGGGCGGGCTGACAGGAAGCGCAACTGGTATAGCCGCTGGAACTGTTGGCCCAGCTACAGCGGCGGCTACGGCAGGTGCTAACGTTTCAGCGGCTATTTCTGCGGCTGGGAGCAAAATTATTGCATTAGCTACTAATCCCGTGACTATGACAATTGCGGCAATAGCTGCTGCGGCTAAGCTGCTAGACAAAAGCGGAACCATGTCTGCCAATGCCGGATTGATTACAGACCCAAGTATAGAATTAGGAGATAGAGGTTTTTCTGTTCCTAGGTTTGCATCTGGAGCGCAATTTCAAGGATTTAATCGAAGATACGACCAAGAAACTGCTGATAGTGTTGTGGAAGCTTTTGCTACGCTCGATTCCGCATTAACAGCGGCGGCTATGGCGAAAGGTATTACGCCTAATTTAAATGCTGCTTCATTTGTCGGCAGTTCAGAAACGGGAAGGGGTGTTGGTGCTTTCTTGGGTACTGCTAGTGAAGATGGCAGAACTAAAAGTGCAAGCCTTCAAGATCAACTAGATAGCTATGCTACCCAATGGGTAACTATGGTAGGAGATCAGGGCGGCGTAGATCCATCCGTTATTGCCGAAGTTATTGGAAGTGGAACTGTGGAAGGAATTCTTGCAAGAGCTAATTTTGACGGCACACACCGAGAAGGATTAGACATGGTTCCGTTTGACGGTTACGTCGCAGAGCTACACGCCGGAGAGAGGGTTCTGACGGCAGAGCAAGCTAGATCGTCAGATAGTATGGCGGATCAGATTTCCGGTCTGCGTCAGAGCGTCGAAGAAGTCATGATTGCAGTGGCGAGAAACACCGGAAAACTCTATCGATTGAATGATCGATGGGATAAGAACGGCTTGCCGCCGGTGAGGGCATAAAATGAAAATTATCAGACCGGAAACGGTAACGGATTCGATATTTCAGTCTTCGACAGTAACGGAGGCAGACGAGACGGAGTGGTTAAGCGGCACGACTTATCACGTCGACGACCTGGTTATGGTTACGACTACGGCGAACGGCGCTGCGACTGCTACGCATAAGATATATTCTTCGGTTCATAGCAACGGCGGAAATGATCCCACGGTGGACGACGGCACGAACTGGGCAGAAGTATCCAGCACGAATCGCTGGAAGCTATTTAATTCGATTGTGCAGGAACAGACAGAAAACGCTGGCGGCATGGAGTATGTTTTACAATCGCCAACGGTAATCAACTCCCTGGCACTGATTAATGTTGATACAGCATCGGTAACGGTAGAGGTGGTTGATTCGGTTGAGGGTACGGTTTATGACGAAACATTTTCTTTGGTTTCGCCATCTGGTATTCAAGACTGGTACGCATATTTCTTTGAGCCAATCGTGCGAGATGATCGTTTGGCGATTCTTGATCTGCCGCCGTATGCAAACGCAGATATCACTGTAACATTCACAGATACCGGGACAGCTAAATGCGGAGCTCTGATTATCGGACAATTTGCCGATCTTGGATTCTCGCAACATGGCGCTAATTACTCGATTATCGATTATTCAGTAAAAGCTACCGATTCGCAGGGACGGGTTACAATTACAGATGGCCCGTATGCTAACAAGCTGGACGTTGATGTAGTGCTGAACACTGCCGCGTTTGGTGTTACTCGAAGCACTCTAACTGATCTCCGCACGACTCCCGTTGTCTGGGTGGCGGAAGAGGCCAACCGAGATTCGATAGTGTATGGCTACTATAGAGAATTTGATATAGTTCTCAGCAATCCAACTACTTCCAGATGCTCACTTGAAATTGAAGGGCTAGTATAATGACGATACCAACTATAAACACATTGCCAACTGCGCCAGCTAGAACTGACGCTCCGGCCACATTTATCACCAGGGCAGACGCATTTCTTGCAGCTCTTGTTACTATGCAAGGCGAGCTGAATACTTCTATCGGTGCGATGAATACAGACATCGGAGGCATTGCGGCAAATGTTACCGCCGCACAAGCAGCACAAACTGCCGCCGAGACTGCCGAAACTAATGCAGAAACATCGGAAACGAATGCGGCAACATCCCAGACAAATGCTCAAATATACGCTGCTGCTGCTCAAGCTGCGGCTGGCGTTCCATCGCTTACTGGTAACGCAGGAAAGGCACTGCTAGTAAATACTGGCGCGACTGGTGTTGAGTGGGCTGCAATAGAAACAGACCCAACGAAAGCAACGCTGAGTCAAACATTCTCGGCAAATGGTAATGCGACATTAACTCTATCTGCCGCAATAACATCGGGCGCGCCAGTTGTCTCTGTCACTAAAGAGATTCCACAGACAGGCGTGACCAATAATAACTGGGACGCTGCGGCAGGTTCTTATACGCTGGAGGATACAGCGTATTCTACTACTTTGAGTTTTGAAACAGTTGGCTTTGATATTTTAAATTCCGCCTATTCTCAGAGTTTTTCTGTAGCATCACAAGAAGCCCAAATACATGGAGTTGATTTTAACACTGACGGAACCAAGATGTTTATTGTCGGTCGTGATGGAGATGATGTAAATGAATATACGCTAACAACTGGCTTTGATGTTTCGACTGCTAGTTATTCTCAAAATTTTTCACTGTCATCACAAGATACTGAGCCGAAAGATATATCATTTAATGCAGACGGAACTAAAATGTTTATTGCAGGACGGTCAGGAAATGCAATATATGAGTACACGCTTTCAACTGGATATGACGTATCTACATCATCTTTTGTGGACAGTTTTTCAGTATCGTCACAAGAATCAGAGGTTGAAGGTCTGACGTTTAACACTGACGGAACGAAAATGTTTATCGTTGGCGGTGCTGGTGATGAGGTAAACGAATACGATTTATCAACTGGCTTTGATGTTTCTACTGCGTCTTTTTCTCAGAACTTTGATGTATCTTCTGAAGAGACACAGCCGTTCGGAATAGCATTTAATACTGACGGCACTAAAATGTTTATTTGTGGCAATACTGGACGAGATGTTGGTGAATATACTTTATCAACTGGCTTTGATGTATCAACTGCTAGTTTTGTTGATAGTTTTTCTGTAGCTTCTCAAGCTCCGGGCGCGAACGGGATAGCATTTAATACGGACGGAAGTAAAATGTTTATTTCTTGCTCAGACACTGACAATGTTTATGAGTACACAGTAGGCACAAATAATTTCTTAGAACTCGGTACAGGCTCATTCGCCTCCACAGACGTAGGCAAGACCATTAACATCAACGATGGCGCGTTAGTCTTAATAGCTACAGACGGCTCATACTCTGAAACCACAGCACCTACTACAACTGACACTGCCGCCTCTGGCGAGTGGTCTATGACTGCTGTGGTCTACGATGCTACGGCTGACGTGTTAGAGGTTAGTAATCATTTCGACGTTTATAACATAGCCGATGCTAGCTACAGCTCTGTTAATTTTGACGTAAGTGCTCAAGAATCATCGCCAACAGGTTTAGCTTTTAACACAGACGGCACCAAAATGTTTATTTGCGGACATTCTGGAGATGATGTAAACGAATATACGCTTTCAACTGGCTTTGATGTTTCTACGGCCAGTTATTCTCAAAATTTTTCTGTAGCAGGACAAGATACAGTTCCAAGAGAAGTATATTTCAACACAGACGGAACTAAGATGTTTATTGTCGGGGATGCGGGTGCTGACATCAACGAATACACATTATCAACTGGCTTTAATATATCAACAGCTTCATTTGTAGATTCTTTCAGCGTATCCAGCAAAGAAAGCAACCCATTAGGGCTGACCTTCAATCCTGACGGAACCAAAATGTTTGTTTCTGGTGACGATAGTGATTCCATCCATGAATACACATTGACCACGGGCTTTGATGTTTCTACATCGTCTTTTAGTTCTTCTTTTTCTGTAACAAGCCAAGACCCATACCCCGAAGGATTAAGATTTAATTCCAATGGTACTAAACTGTTTATGGTCGGCAGTGAATACGATTTTGTGTATCAATACTCGCTATCTACAGCATACGATCTTTCAACTATATCATATGATAATGTTAGTTTTTCGGTAACAGCTCAAGCAGGTAGTCCGGGCTCAATAGCTTTTAATACAGACGGAACCAAGATGTTTATAGTCGACACAGGCAGCGATACTGTTTATGAATATTCAACAGGCGCAGGGGCTACAGCCCCAACAGGTTACCAGCCCTGTATAAGCGGCAACATAGACTCGACATACTGGACTGACATCAACTCACTGACAGCGACCAACGCTATCGGTGACGGAAACGTGTTCTACGCAGTATCTAATGACGCTCGTGACTCGTGGTCTATCTTAGACAACACAGACGGCGCTAGAGATATTGTGAGGGACAACGCAGGGACATGGCAGTACAACTCCAACGGTACATACACTTCAGAAACTTGGGTAAATGCGACTACCAATACAGAAGTCGCTGCTCTGCGCGAGGCGATGGAAGGTGCTACTGGTGGAACAGCACCAATTACTGGGTGGTCGTATCAATCAAAAAGTTTTTCTGTAGCCAGTCAAGAAACAACGCCGACAGGAATAACATTCAATAGTGATGCAACAAAAATGTACGTCATAGGAGAGGGCACTGACTCGATATATCAATACAGTTTATCTACTGCGGCAGATGTATCGACTGCATCGTATGATTCGGTCAATCTTAGCGTGGCGAGTCAATCAGACGCTCCTCGATCAATAGTTTTTAACAATGACGGAACTTCGTTATACATTTGTGGAACCAACGCTCCTGCTAGAGCGTTCCAATACACCCTAACCACTGCTTATGATTTATCAACCGCTAGTTATGCGTCTAAATCTTTTACCGTTTCTTCACAAGAACTTTATCCATGTGGATTAATTTTTAACGCAGATGGAACGGCAATGTATATCGTGGGTTCGCAGAACGATACTATATATCAATATACTCTATCCACTGGCTTTGATGTTGCGACCGCTTCTTATGCGTCAAAAAGTTTTAGCGTTTCTTCTTTAGATACCAGCCCAACAGGAATTGAATTTAATTCTGACGGAACAAAAATATATGTGGTAGGAGAGACATCGGATAAGATTCACGCGGTCAGCCTATCTACTGCTTATGACATATCTACAGCATCAAGTGATGGAGAATCTTTGGACATTAGTGGACAGGGCGGCACTCCCAGAGATGTTACCTTTGCTAATAACCATCAAAACATTTATACGATAGATAGCGGAAATGATACTGTTTTCCAGTATTTTGCATCCGGTTACATTAACCAAATGGACAGTGCGACACTTAACGCAATTACTGATGCGAATCAAATCACGCTCGGTGACAGCTTAGACTTTGCTGCTATCCTGTACTACGCATCTGGCTCTACCATCCCGACCTACTCAGGCACGGCTATTAACTACGATGCCAATATTTTGAATCAAGGTGCAATACTCGGCACAGATTATAACTTCGATTTTCCAGCGAGTAACAAAGTACGAATTACAGCGGTTGATGCGGGTAATTATAAAGTGAGAGTAGTTTAGTGATTCTGCAACTGGCTCAGAGCTTAGTCGCGCCGATAACTGGTCTGCTCGACAAATTCGTAGAAGACAAAGATCAAAAGGCTGCACTAGCGCATGAAATTGCAACTATGGCTGACAAGCAAGCGCAAGAGCAGGTCATGTTGCAGATGGAAATCAACAAAACGGAAGCACAGCATCCGAGTATGTTTGTCGCAGGCTGGCGTCCTGCTGTTGGCTGGGTGTGCGCGCTAGCGATGTTATTAAATTTTATCTTGATTCCGTTTATCAATCTGGGGCTAGAATTCGGCGGGCTAGAACTAGAACTTGATCTGATCGACATGGAAACAATGATGCCGGTGCTTTTTGGGATGCTCGGGCTTGGTGGTATGCGAAGCTACGAAAAATCGAGAAACGTCGCGCGGGAGAAGTAAGTGGCAAAGCTCGAAGATTACGCGAAAACTGAGCGACAGAGAGAAGTCACCAAAGCCTGGGAAGGATGTGATCGTAATTCTCGCAAAGCTGCTCAGATTCTCGGAATAACGCACTCGACAGTTCGCAACATGGTGGCGACGGTCAAAGGAGCTGCGGCTGCTGCCGGATTTAGCGATGCTTGGGATGCAACAGCTCACGTCCCAGACGGCGAATACGTTACCGGGAGATCGATCTATCTGGAGGACGACTCCGGCAACAAAGCGTGGTTAAAGACTCGCCGGAAGTTGGAGACAGCTGAGAAGGAAGAGGCACTCAAAGCGTTCGTCGATCAGATGAACTCGCAGGTAAAACAAGCCAAAAAGACTCCAAAGCCGCTCAAAAAGGGTAAGTCGAAGGATTTATTGCCGACGATTATAGTCGGCGACGCACATCTTGGAGCACGCAGCGATGCTTCAGAAACTCGTGATCGAGATTTTGATTCAAAGATAGCATCTGCCGAGATATTAGAGGCGATTGATTATTTGGTAGACGCAGCACCAGCATCCGAAGAAGCGATGCTGATAAATGTCGGCGACTTCATGCACGCGAACTCTCACAAAAACACAACGGCAAATATGACTCCGCTAGATGTGGATACACGCATCGAGAAGGTTATGCGTATCGCTGCGGACACGATGATTCACGGAATCACTCGGATGCTAGAGAAGCACTCGAAAGTCTCAGTCGTTATGGCTAGAGGGAATCACGACTCCGACACTGGAATCGCCATCGCCATGATTCTCGCGTATAGATACGCGAAAGAGCCGAGAGTGACGATTCTGGAGCCGCACGGATTCCATACTTATACGACATTCGGTAAGAACTTAATCGCTATTACACACGGCGACAAATCACCGAGCCGCCGTCTTGCCGATATGCTTCCCAGGCTTCGAGTCTGGTCGCAGACAAGCCATCGCTACTGGATACTCGGTCATTTCCACAGCAAGCTCGCGGAGCAGTTCGACAATTCAGTAGTAATCGAGCGTTTCGGAACTCTCGCCCCTGCCGATTCTTGGCACGCATCGAAAGGATATAAGTCGCCGAGCATCATGAATCAGATCGTTTACCGTCGAAGCGGCGGGATAGCTATTCGGCATGAGTACGAAATTCCCGGTAAAGATTACGAGCCAGATCACGAAATCTGACATTATTCTCGGTTGATTATGTGATAAAATTAGCCTAAAAGGATTGATCGTAATGGCCAAAGACACAAGACTCACAAAATACCGTCTCGAAGGCTATAACAAGCCGAAAAAGACTCCCGGTCACTCGACGAAGAGCCACATTGTTCTCGCCAAAGATGGCGACAATGTGAAGCTAATCCGGTTCGGACAACAGGGCGTGAAAGGTTCACCGCCAAGAAAGAATGAGTCTAATACTGATAAAGCTCGACGGGCATCATTCAAAGCTCGACACGCTAAGAATATCAAAAAGGGCAAGATGTCGGGAGCGTACTGGTCGAACAGGGTAAAGTGGTGAGGTACGACGCTGCGGAAATGATTCTGTCGATTATCTTTTACAGTAGCGGTGCTTACTCGCCAGAAGAAATATCAGAAATTATGGAAACCATCGCTCTGTACGAGCAGGATGAGTTATCAGACAAGAAATCTAGCACAGATTTGCGTATTGTGCCGATAAATACTGGCGAGAGCTATGACTGACGAAGAATTGCAAATTATGCTAGACAAAGCGGCGAAGCGCGGCGCCAGAGAAGCCTTGAAAGATATCGGGCTCCTGGACGAAGATGCTCACAGCGATATGCGGGAAATCCGATCTCTGCTTGAAGCCTGGAGAGATACGAAGAAATCCGTGGGTCAAACTATCGTTAAAGGACTCACAATGGCGATTCTCGGATTAATGGCAGCCGGCGTTTATATGGAGTTCGGCGACTAATGAAAGGCTATAAGAAAACCGCAAAACCAACCAAGAAACCGAAACCAAAACCGAGGTAAAAATATTATGGGAAAATTAAAACTAGCGTTCGAGATTGCGCGATTCGCGCTGTTTCTCCTTGCATCAATCAAGGATCTGGTAATCCAAGCTGAAGAGCAGATGCCGGAGCCCGGTAAAGGCTCGGAGAAGTTCGCAGCGGTCAAGGAATCCATTCTGACAGCGGCAAAATATGCCGATATAGCAGACGAAGCTATAGAGAAGGCTGACGAGTTTGTCGATACTCATATTAACGCGGCGGTTCAAAAGTTCATTAATGTTAGCTAAACTCGCTTACCGCAACTTCACGCGCAGCGAATTCGCTTGCAGATGTGGAAAGTGTGATTCCACCGGAATGGAGATTTCG